TGATCACCGCGCTGAAGCTGGTCGAGATCAGCCTGGTCGACAGCCCCTGCAACCCCGACGCCGTCATCAACATGTGGAAGGCCGATATGGATTATGTTCCGACCAGCGACGAAGTGGTCGCGAAGGCCCGCCAGCTGGCCGACGACGCGGGGTCGCGGCGGTATAAGGATTTCCTGTTCAAGGCGCGCGAACGGCTGATCGCCGCGGCGTTGGCGCGCGATCTGGACGACGATGAGGAGGATGAGGGCCGGGGCGCGGAAGCGGCCGACGCGGATGGCGACGACGAGGCTCCAGCCCCGGACTCCGATGGCGGCAAACCGGACGATCGGGGCGAGCAGCCGGCGGCCAATCCGAAGCCCGGGCCGGCCGCGCCGCAAGCCGGTGTTGGGGATGACGCCGCCGACGCGCCGGTCGATGAGGGCGAGGACTCGCCGCAGCCCAAGCCGAAGGCCAAGCCGACTGCGCCCGGCAAGGACGGCGTAGAGCGGGTCGCGACCGGCGGCGATGCCGGCAACGGTGCAGAGGATGTCCCCGGCGAGGACGCCGGAGCGGCGCAGGCCGATGCCCAGCGCATCCAGGCGGCGCACGATCATCTCGTCGCGCTGGGAGCGCAATGCTGCCACGAGACTGGCGGCGACGCCGAGCAGCCGTCGGCGGATGCCGCCGAGCGCCCTCGTCAGCAGCCCGCCCCCGCCGCTGCTGCGCCCGAGGACGCCGAAAAGGTACAGCGCGGCGACAAATTGGGTGACGCCGTGATGGCCGACCTTGCCAAAAGCTTTGGCGATACGGTCACGATGCTGAACGCAACGATCGGCGATCTCACCAAGCGTCTCGAGCAAATCGAGGCCGAGCCCGCTGCACCGAGGACCGCGATCGGTCCACTGCGCGCGGTGAGCAAGGCCGAGGATGCCTCTCCCACCAGCGGCGCCCCGACGATCAGTGCCGATGAGTTCAAGAAAGTGATCGACACCCTGCCCGAGCAGGAGCGCGGACAGTTCCTGCTCCGCATCGCCTTGTCCAACCCGACCCTGGTTCACGCGGCCCGCGCAGCCGTCTGAACCCGTCGCCCGCGCCGCCGCGCGCGGGCCTCACTCCTGCGCCTATCCAAAGGACGGATAGCAATGACCAACCTCACTCCCGACGAGATCAAGAAGTCGCTCGTCTCCAGCCTGTCGAACCCCGACGAGAATATCTCGCGCGCCATCATGCTGATGGCAGGTGGACGCCCCGACATGGTCGAGAAGGCGATTTCGACCGGCACCGGCTTGGTCGCCTATGACCTGCAGGCGCCGGCCAAGAACCTGTATCCGGTCAACACGCCGATCATCAAATCGCTGCCGCGCGTCGGCGGTGGCGGCGGCACTGCGACCAATTGGAAGGCCGTGACCGCGCTGACCGGCTCGGGTTTCGACAATACGCCCTGGGTGCCCGAAGGCCAGCGCGCCGGGCAGATGGCCTATACCACGATCGACCGCGCGGCGCCGTATCGGACGCTGGGCGAGGAAGACCAGGCGACCTTCGAGGCGATCTCGGCCGGTCGGACGTTCGAGGACATCAAGGCGTCGATGACGCAGCGGCTACTGCAGAAAACGATGCTGAAAGAGGAAGCCGGCGTGATCTTCGGCAACGCCTCGCTGGCGCTCGGCGCGCCATCCGCGCCCACGCTGAGCGCGGGCGGCACCGGCTCGACGCTGCCGGCCGCGACCTATTCGGTGATCGTTGTCGCGCTGACGATGGAAGGGATGCGCAACAGCTCGCTGTCGGGCGGCGTCGCGACGTCGAAGTCGGTGACCGGTGCCGACGGCAAGAGCTTCACGATCAACGGCGGCTCGTCGATGAAGTCGGCCAATGCGGCCCAGGCGGTCACGTCAGGCCAGGCATTGTCGGCGAGCGTGCCCGCGATCCAGGGTGCGGCAGGCTATGCCTGGTTCGTCGGCACCGCGGGCAGCGAGAAGCTCGAAGCGATCACGTCGACCAATTCGGTAGTGTTCAGCGGCGCGCTCGCCGGCACGCACCAGGCGGCGACCGCGATCTCGGCGGATTGTTCGACCAACACCACGGCGTTCGACGGCCTGCTCACCACCGCGCTGAAGCCCGGGTCGGGCGCCTACGTCAATTATCTCGCCACCGGCACGCCGGGTGCGGGTACCACCCTCACCTCATCGGGCCAGGGATCGGTGACCGAGATCGACGCGATGATGGCGTCGATGTGGGACAACTATCAGTGTTCCGTGGACGTGCTCTACGTGAACAGCCAGGAACAACGGAACATCACCAAGAAGGTGCTGGCGTCGGGCACCGCGTCGCTGCTCAATTACTTCCAGGATCCGAAGGCAGGCGAGGTCGCGCTGACCGCCGGCGGCGTGGTCGAATATTATTACAACCCGTACCTCAACAAGAAGATTCCGATCCGCCTGCACCCCAACGTGTCGGCAGGGACGATCCTTGGCTGGGCGGGCGACCTGCCGGTCCAGTATCAGTCGAGCGAGGTACCCAATGTCGCGGAAATGAAGGTGCGCCGCGATTATTACCAGATCGACTGGCCGATCACGACGCGCGCCGAGATGTCCGGCGTCTATGTCGAGGAGACGCTGGCGGTCTACGCGCCGTTCGCGATGGGCGTGATCGCCAACATCGCCAACGGGTGAGCCTGGACGTTCCCCTCTCCTTCGGGGGAGGGGCTGGCGTCAGACGTGCGACAAATCCGCGCATTCGCCTGGCGGCCTGCCCCACCCCTACCCCTCCCCTGACGGGGAAGGACTTTTTCCTTCTGGAGCGTGCGGATGGCGAACGACCTTACCACTTTGCCGGCCGTCAAGCGCTGGCTCGATATTTCGAGCGACAATGACGACGCGTTGCTCGGCGATCTGATCACCCAAATGTCGGCGTTCGTCGAGAACGTCATCCAGCGCAACATCCTGACAGCGACGCATGTCGAGACCTATCGCGGGACCGGCGGGTCGCGATTCCTGCTCAGGAACTGGCCGGTCCAGTCGGTGACCGCGGTCGAATGGGGCGAGACGAGGATCGACACCCAGGTCGATGCGGTCGGCAACGCGTCCGGCATCGCGACCGACGGGCGAAGCCTGATCCTGGTGGGGTCGCGCGCACCATATGACCGGCCGCTGCGCGTGACCTATGTCGCGGGCTATGACACAGTGCCGGCCGATCTGATGCTCGCCGTGACCGAATTGGTCGGCGAGGCCTATTCGGCGCGCACGCATATCGGTGAGACCAGCCATGCCAGTTCGGGCGCGACCACCGTCGCGTTCAGCCGCGAGGCGATGCACCAGGCAGTGCTGGCACGGCTCACCAACTACATGCTGGCGGCCCCGTTATGAGCGTAACGCTGGACACCGACGCGCTCAGCGCCGGGCTCGACCGTCTTCCGGCGCAGGTGCAGGCAGCGGTAGAGGCCAAGGTGATGACCGCCGTCACCGAGCTGCAGCGGCACGTGGTCGACGACAAGCTGCACGGCCAGATGCTCAAATCGCGCTCGGGCCGCCTGGCCGCCGCGGTCGAGCGGGTGGTGCAGGTCAAGGGCGACAGTATCGAGGGCGAGGTTTTCGTCACGGATAGCGTGCCCTATGCGGCGATCCTCGAACGGGGCGGCAGCACGACGCCGCACGATATCTTTCCCGACAAGGCCCAGGCGCTCGCCTTCGCAGCCGGCGGCAAGCACGTCTTCGCGCGCGTCGTCCACCATCCCGGGTCCAGATTTCCCGCGCGCCCCTATCTGGCGGCAGCGCTCGGCGACGATGCCGACGCGATCGCCGCGACGATACGATCGGCCGCGATCGCCGCAGCGCAGGAGGCGATCGGATGACCACCCGCAATCAGGTATTCGATACCCTGCTCGCGCTGAGCGACGTGCGCTGGGGCAATGACGAAGGTTTCGTCGAGCGGTCGCGACGACTCAAAATGTGGGACAAGGCGCCCTGCCCCGCTCTGTACCAGATCGAGGGGACCGAGACCGTCGCGTCGCTCGACGGTCAGCTCGACAAGCACAGCTTACGCGCCAATTGGATCGTCTATCATCGCGGCGGAAAGGACCAGGCGGCGACGCCGGCGGAGACCAGCAACGCGATCCTGGATGCGATCGAGGCAGCGTTCCGGCCCGCTCTGCCGGGCGCGCGGCAGACATTGGGTGGGATCGCCTATCGCGCTTTCATCGACGGCACGATCCACAAGGACAATGGTGATCTGGACGGCCAGGCGATGCTGATCGTGCCGATCACCATCATTCTTCCGTGACCAATTTGGAGATCAACCCATGGACCGATCGCAATCCGCCGCGACCGATAAGGCTCACCTGACGCGGAAAGCGGAAGGCGCTCCGACGGAACACGAGGCATCGGCGACGTCGACCACGGTGCTGCGCTTCAATGCGCCCGACCACGTCAGCGCCGTCATCCTGTCGACCGGGCGCGAAATCCGGATCGAAGGCGGTATGCTCACCGCGCCCGACGACCTGAGCGACGACGAGCGACGCCAGATCGGGCGCGCGGGCTGCACGCCCGCCTGAGCTGCCAATTCCTTTCAACGACGAACGCCAATGCCCGCTTCCTGCGGGTTTTTTTATGGAGAAATGGCATGGCCATGTACAATTTCGGTGCCGGGGTGCTGTGGGGCACCCCGACCTTTGATGCGACGGGCACGCCGATCGCCAATCCAACGCCGCTGATGCTCGCGGTCACGCAGGAAGTGTCGATCGATATCCAGGGCGACATCAAGGAGCTGTACGGCTCCAATCAATTCCCGGTCGCGGTCGGCCGCGGCAAGATGAAGATCACCGGCAAGGCCAAATACGGCCAGTTCAACGGTGCGGTGATGAACAGCCTGTTCTTCGGCCAGACGGTGACGTCGAGCCTCTACAGCATCGTCAACGACGTGACTGGGGCAGCCATTCCGGCGACGCCCTTCACGATCACGCCGACCGTGCCGGGTGGCGGAACCTGGGCGGGCGATCTGGGCGTGCGGGACGCGACCGGCAACCCGATGACCCGCGTCGCCTCCGCGCCCGCCACCGGCCAATATAGCGTGACGGCCGGCGCATACCTGTTCGCCTCCGCCGACACCGGCAAAACGGTCTTCATCAACTATAGCTATACGGCGACCTCGACCGTCGCGAAGACCTCGTTGGTGCAAAACCTCCAGATGGGTCAGGCACCGACCTTCCGCGCCGATTTTTTCAACCAGCTGGGCGGCAACGGGCTCGCGCTGACATTATTCTCCTGCGTGTCGAACAAGCTCGCGATGCAGACCAAGATCGACGACTTCATGATCCCGGAACTCGATTTCTCGGCGTTCGCCGATCCGTCGGGCAACGTGCTGAAATGGGGGTCGGCGCAGTAAGATGGCCATCATCCGCATCCTCGGGCGCGACTTCGCGATCGCGCCCTACAAGCTCGGCGAATTGCGCCGGGCCGCGCCGTTCATCGACAATATCCAGCGCAAGAGCGACGGCAGCGGATCGCTGTCCGACCTGATGGAATCGGCGGTCGACCTGCTCAATGTGCTGTCGATCGGGCTGGTCAAGATCGATCCGGCCCTGACTGCCGACTATCTGGAGGCGAACGTGTCGATGGACGAGTTCGTCGGCCTGCAGAGCGCTTTCCTGGACCTCAGCGAGGAATCGGGGCTGAAGCGCAAGGGGGAAGCGGTGGCTCCCACGGAAGCGGCGCCGGCGGGAGCCTCGAGCACGATCTTGCCGAGCTCGTCCACGATCTGATCGCTGCGGGCATCGAAGGCGGCTCGAAAACCGCCGTCGAGCGCGATTGGGGACTGGCCGATGTCGAGGCCCAATATCGGACCTGGCGACGATCGGGCCCGCCGCTCAATATCGCGGCGGTCGCGATCGCGCGCGCCCTGGGTGTCGATCTGATCACCCGGGATGACAGCCCTGCGGTCGAGACCCGCGACCTCTCGCCGACCCAGCCGACGCTCGCGCGGCTGTCCGTCGACGTCACGATGCCGATCGCCGGCGGCGACACGGCGGCAGCGTCGCACGCCATACTCCAGAGACTGAAGGACATGTCATGAGCGATAGCGTCTCGATCCGGATCACGGCCGACACATCCGGGATAGAGGCGGGTATTCAGGACGTCCGCGGCGATCTGGGCGAGCTGAAGAGCGCGGTCCAGGGTGCCGCGGACAGCATGACCGCGGGCTTTGCCGGCGTGCGTGGCGCGGTCGAGAAAAATGCCCAATCGGTGGATATGCTGAGCGCCAGCATTCGCGAGTTGAAGCCGCAGGAGATCGTCAGCGGCTTGAACGAAATGGCGAGCGCGCTGAAGGAAAACAGCGCGGCGTTGCAGGAGATGGCTGCGAAATCCGGCGAGGGTAAAAGCGGATTCGGCAAGCTGGTCGAAGGGATCAAGGGCGCGGCGGGCGTCGCCGGCGATCTGTACGAGGCCGGTAAGAAGGCGGCGGAGGCGATCGTCGCGATGGGCGAATCGTCCGAGAAGATCACAACGCTGTCGAAGCAGCTCGGCATGTCGACCCATCAGGTCCAGTTGTTGCAGGCGATGGCGAAGGCGACGGGGACCGACTTCACCAAGCTGTCTCAAAGCACCGCGGCGCTCGACAAGAACTTCGCCAAGAGCCCCGACGCGTTCAAGAAGCTCGGTATCGATATCAAGGCCGGGTCGGATCAGATGACCATTCTGACCACGGTGGCCGACAAGTTCGCCAAAACGGCCGACGGCCCGCAGAAGACCGCGATGGCGATCAAGCTAATGGGTAAAGCAGGCGCGGACGCCATTCCCTTCCTGAACCAGGGAGGTGCGGCGATCGGTGCGCTGGCGCAGAAGACCGAGGCCTATGGCGCGGTCAACGACGAGGCGATCAAGCGCGGCACCAAATTGGGTGAATCGGTCAGCGAGGCGCAGCTAGCCTGGACAGGCATGGGCAATGTGCTGACGGAGGCGCTGGCGCCCGTCCTGACCGAGGTCGTCGACGGCTTTACGCAACTCGTCAAGGCTTGCGTCGACAGCTACCGCTCGGGCGGCGTAGTCGCGGGCATCTTCGCCGTGATTGTCCAGGTTATCGAGCGCGTCGGCGTGGTGATCAACGCGCTGGTCGGCATCTTTCAGGAAATGTGGAACGCAGTGTCCGACATCGTCGGGGCGCTGGTCGGCGACATCAGCGACGCGCTTGGCGTCAAGACACCTAGTGCAACCAAGCTGGCAGAGCTTTCGCTCAACCTATTCAAGGATGCGTGGGAAATCTTGAAAGACGGTGTGACGATCGTCATCGAGGTAATCAAGGGCCTGATCATCGGCTTCATCGACACGCTGACGATGATGAACAAGATCGCGCGCGATGTGTTCACGCTGAATTGGGGCGCAATTCAGGGCGACTGGCAGTCGGGACTGGATCGCCTCCAAAAGCATGCGATCGAGACGGCAGCGCAGATCAAGGCCGCCTATGCCGACCTGGCGAAGACCGTTGCGGCAGCGGCGAAAGGGAAGGCCCTTCCCGGGCCAGTCACGCCATCGCGGGGAATCGGGCATGTGGCGGCCGCGGACGGTGGCGATACCGGACTCACGGGCTCCGGAAACCGGCGCACGTCCGGTCAGGGTGGCGGCGGAAGGAGGAGTCAATCCGCCAATACCGGGAGCGAGTCCAAAGGCACCACGCCTACCGAGGAAAAGACCAAAGACGCTGGCCAGGCCGACAAACAGATCGTTGACTCGGCGAGCAAAACCGCGAGCGACGTCGGCAAGATCGACGACAAGGCAATCGACGAATTCGAGAAAAAGCAGCAGGAACGCGTCGATGCCGTCCAGACTTCCGACGAGTATCTGGTGCAGCTGGGGGTGAAGACCCAGGGCGAATTGCTGCAGAACCAAATTGCAGCTGTGCAGGAGAGAGAACGGGCGGAGGAGACGTTTTTCGCCGGCCAAAAGGAACGGTATGCGAAGGATAAATCCGCCTTGGACGCGGTGGAAAAGAGACGCGTCGCCGCCGCTAAAGCCTCCGAGGACAAGATCACCGAACTGAAACGGAAAGCCGAAGTTCAGCGCACGCAACTCACTCGCCAGGCCATCGGCCAGATTGCCTCTTCCTGGGGCAGCGCGATCGGTAAGATGTTGACGCTGCAGCAGGGGTTCGGCGCGACGATCAAATCCATGTGGCAAAGCGTGCAGCAAGCGATCGGCGATGCCGTGGCGAAGATCATCGAAAACTGGCTGTCGAAGGAGATTACCGCTCTCGCGGTAAAGCTCGGTCTGATCAAAGTACAACAGAAGAATACGATCGCAGCCGAGGCCGCCGCAGCCGGTGCCGGTGGCACTGCGTCGATGGCCGCCGCTCCGTTCCCAATGAACCTAAGCGCGGTACCGTTCGGTCAGGCGATGTCCACCGCAGCCCTCTCCTACGGCACGATGGCGTTACTGAATGTCGGAGCCTATGATCTCAGCAGCGATGGCATTGCCATGCTTCACAAAGGCGAGACGGTCATTCCGGCCGACCAAGCCGGTGGCTGGCGCAACGTGATGGGGCTGTTCGCATCGATGCCGAGCCTCGGGGTGCCGTCGCCAGGTTTCGCGCTGGCCGCCAATAGCAACATGCCGGCCGCGGCGAATGACTCGCGATCGGTCGGCGGCGGATATCATTATCACGATCACAGCGCACGCGGTCTGACCGAGGGCCAGATCATCGCCAACCGAAATGCCTTCGCCAAGGCCATGAAAATGGCGCACCGCGAGGGCAAATTGGGCTTTTCGCTACCGGGCTGAAGATGGGCGCCGATGCACCCGATCCTGGCTCGATAGCGTCACAGCGTAAACCTCAGCGAGCTCCCGTATCCCAGCGACCGGGAATATTGGCTGCTCGATCCGACGGACATGGTCACGCCGCAGATCTTCATCGTGCCGGTGAGGAGCGCGTAACGGAACGCGTCGCGACCGCGATCGACGTAATCCGTGCTGGATTGCCTCTGTATCGCATCATATCGCCGGTAGAAGGCATTCCGGTCGGTCCCGACGCACGTCGGGCCCAGCACGGCCGTGGCCAGCTCGAAAACGCGGGTTGCAGCCCAGTCGCTCTCGGTGCGGGCAAAGAGCGGACTCTCGTTGAGAGAGAAATATATGGTGTCGACATGTTCGCCGTCACTGAGATCGATGTGGGCGTAGACGTCGTCATCATCGACGGGATTATCATTCCTGGCATTGAACCTTACCCGAAAGCTCATCGTAGCCGGAACGCTGCGGCCATAGATATCGCGACTGGCCGGTGCCGGCAGGTCGAATAAAGAGCTGCCAATCTCTGCCGTGGGCGGAACACCAAGACTGAGGCTCGCAAGGCACGTAATGGCATCGACGCCGAGACACTTCCTGTCTTGTGGACTGGCCCGCAATTGCCCGACCCGCGCCTGGATCGCCGCCATCGCGCCGGTCTTCTTCTCCTCCTTGCGGGCCAGCCCGGGCGAAGCCGCCCCGACCGCAACCATTGCGGCCAATGCCAACAGACACCGCATCCCGTCTCTCTCCCGCCCTCGTCGCGTTCGGACCTCGAACGTTTCGGACATGCCATTGAACCGATGCCCGAATTGCAGGCCGCAGAGCTAGCACGACGCCACGGCCGCACAAGATGGACGCCCGGCGGTTAGCTCCAATTTGGATGCGGTCGTCCCGCGCGTGTCCGAATCCGCCAGGGGTGGAGCCAGCTGGGCGTGACCGCGCTCGCGCACAACCACCGCAGCACCACTTTTCCGATCGCCTCGGCGATCCGACCAGCCATCCGATTGGAGACGAGATTGCCCGCGCTCTATTTGCCGACACGGTGGCTCGTCACCGCCGATCCCACGATCGACGATCCGGACGTGTTTCCGACGCTGATCGGACAATCGTTCCTGCTTGCGAAGACCCCGACATGGGCGACGAAGATCGCGACGGCGTCTTCGGGGCGCGAGCGCAGGCGCAAGACCTGGTCGTATCCGCGCTGGCAGTTCAAGCTGTCGTACGAGGTATTGCGCGATCTTCCCGCAACGCCGGATCTCGATCGCCTCGCCGCATTCTTCCTGCTCCATGCCGGGCAGTATCAGGAATTCTTCTTCCTCGACCCGGGCGACAATTCGGTCGTCGGACAAATGTTCGGGGTCGGAGACGGGAGCAGCACGACATTCCGCCTGACCAGAAGCATGGCATTTGGCAGCGCCAGCTTCTCCGAGCCGGTTGGCGGCGTGCTGGGCACCCCGACCGTGTTCGCCGACGCCACTCCGGTCGCGAGCTTCACGGTGGGCCCGCGGGGAACCGTTACGTTCGCTAGCGCGCCCGCGGCGGGGAAAGTGCTGACCTGGACCGGCCGCTTCATGTTCGCGTGCCGGTTCGACGACGATGCGCTCGAACTCAACCAGATGATGCAGAGCCTGTGGTCGCAGAACGGGCTCTCCTTCACCACCATCAAGGGCTGACCATGAAAGCTTCATCGCCCGCTCTCCTCAGCTTGCTCAACAGCGGCGCCGACTTCCAGATGGTCGATCTGTGGACGATCACGCTGACGGGCGGCGCCGTCGTCCGGTGGTCGGGCGGCGATGTACCGATCGTGTCGGGCGGGCATATCTACGCGCTCGGCCCGGTGATCGAGCGAGAAGCGATAAGCGAGAAGATCGGGCTCGACGTCACGACGGTCGACATGGCGATCACGGCCAATGCGGACGACCTGGTCAACAGCGTACCGATCATCCCGTTCATCCGGGGCCACGGCCTCGACGGCGCCAATGTCCGCCTCGACCGGGCGTTTCTGACCGACTGGTCGCTGCCCGTGGTCGGGACGGTGCTGCGCTTCTCGGGTCGCGTGACGGCGATCAGCGCGATTTCCGGCAACACCGCGACCGTCACCGTCTCGTCGTGGACCGTGCTCCTGAACGCCAATATGCCGGCCAATCTCTATCAGGTCGGATGCCTGCATTCGGTGTATGACGCGGGTTGCGCGCTCAGCGCCGCGGCCTTTGCCGTTTCCGGCGCGGTATCAGCTGCCCCGGCGCCCACGGCGACGGTGTTCGACACGAACCTGACCCCGGCGGCCGGGGACTTCGCGCAAGGCCGCATCGTGTTCACCTCGGGCGCGAATAGCGGGGTCTCGGCGACGGTCCGGTCGAACGACGCGTCGGGCCTGTTCTCCCTGGTTGCGCCGCTCCCGGCGGCACCGGCGGCTGGCGACACGTTCACGGCCTATCCCGGCTGCGACCTCACGCAGTCACGGTGTTCGACCCGGTTCAACAACCTCGGACGGTTCAAGGCGACGCCCTATGTGCCGGTCCCGGAGACCGCGTTCGGATGACACGGGACGACATCGTCGCGGCGGCCCTGACCTGGGAAGGTACGCCCTATCACCATCGAGCCCGGATCAAGGGCATCGGCGTGGATTGTGCTCAGCTTCCCGCTGCCGTCTATGAAGCGGTCGGGCTGATCCCGCACCTCGAGCCCGATTACAGCCCGCAATGGATGCTGCACCGGGACGAGGAACAGTTCCTCGGCTGGGTCCTGCGATACGCGCGCGAGATCGATCGGGATGCGGCCGGACCCGGCGATCTCGCCGTCTGGAAATACGGCCGCTGCTATTCGCACTCGGCGATCGTGCTCGACATGCCCGAGGTGATTCACGCCGTTATCCGCGGCGGCGGCGTCGTGCGCGGCAATGCCGATCGCGACGAGGAGTTGCGGTCGCGGCCGGTCAAATTCTTCACGCTGTTCGAGGGCAAATGATGGGCGGCAAGACCACATCGACTACGTCGCCGAAGCTGAACGGCATCCAGGTCCAGAGCAGCACGCTCGGCCTGCCGATCTCGATCGGCTGGGGACGCGGCCGGATGAAGTGCAACCTGATGTGGTATGGCGCCTTCACCGCGACCGCGCATACCACCAAGACCGGCGGCAAAGGCCTCGGCGGCGGGTCGAAGAACACGACCTATACCTACACCGCGTCGATCATGATGGGCATCTGCGAGGGCGGCGCCAGCGGCATCCAAGGCATCCGGACGATCTACAAGGACACCGCCGTCCTGACCTCGATGTCGGCGGCCGGGCTCAGCCTCGCGACGGGCACGCCGACGCAACCGGTGTGGAGCTACCTGACCTCGAAATTCCCGGCACAGGCGATCCCCTATAGCGGGATCGCCTATGTCTATGCGCAAGACTACGATCTCGCCGACAGCGCGACATTGCCCAATCACAGCTTCGAAATCGACTTCGCGACCCAGCTCGGCGGCGGTGTGCCCGATGCCGACCCCAAGGACGTCATCACCGACTTCCTGACCAACCCGGCTTATGGCGTGCCGATGTGGGGGTCGGGGCTGATCGGCGATCTCAGCGACTATTCGCTCTATTGCCGCGCCAACAATCTCCTGCTGTCGCCGGTGCTAGAATCGCAATCGAGCGCGGCATCGATCCTGGAGGAGTGGCTGACCGCGACCAATTCTGCCGCGTTCTGGTCCGAAGGGATGCTCAAGATCCGGCCCTATGGCGATGCCGCGGCGACCGGCAACGGCGTGACCTGGAATCCGACCCTTACGCCCGCTTATGACCTGACCGAGGACGACCTGATCGTCGACGACAGCAGCAATGCGGTATCGATCGAGATCGTCGACCAGTCGGACGCCTACAACATCGTCCAGTTCGAATTTCTCGACCGCGCCAACCAATATAATGTCGGCATCGCGACCGCGCAGGATCTCGACAACATCGTGACCTATGGCCGGCGCAAGCAGGACCCGACGACGGTCCATTGCATCTGCGACGCCGCCATCGCGCGTCAGGCGGTGCAGCTCTATGGCCAGCGCGTCCTCTACACGCGCGAGAAATACACGTTCAAACTGCCGTGGAACTTCGCGCTGCTCGAGCCGACCGATCTCGTCACGCTGACGACTGCAACCGATGCGCTGCTGCTCAACCGCCAGCTCGTGCGGATCACGGAGATCGAGGAAGACGGCGACGGCCTGCTCGCGATCACGGCCGAGGGCGTGCCAGTGGGCGTCGCGTCCGCAGCGCAATATGCGTCGCATTCGGCTTCGGGGTACGCGCCCAACACGGATGTGGCCCCGGGCACTTTGTCGACGCCGGTCCTGTTCAACGCGCCGACGTCGCTGACCGGCGGCGATGGCCAGCTCTGGTGCGCGGTCGCTTCCACCTCGCCGACCTGGGGCGGTTGCGAGGTCTGGGCGAGTGCGGACGGCGTCGATTATGCGCGGTTCGGCGTCATCGAGGGCCCGGCGCGTTACGGTACGCTGACCGCGGCATTGCCTGGCCACGCCGATCCGGACGCTACGAATACGCTCTCGGTCGATCTTACGCCGTCGAACGGCACGCTCGACAGCGCGACGGCGGCGGCGGCGGACGCCGGCGGCTCGCTCTGCCTGGTCGAAGACGAGATCGTCACTTACGAGGGTGCGTCGCTAACGGGCGCGAACCGGTACGACCTCACGACGCTCCATCGCGGCTTCCTGGGCACCGCGCCGGCATCGTACGCGACCGGCACCCGTTTCGTGCGGCTCGACGAGGCGATCTTCAAACTGAGCTATTCCAGCCTGAACGTCGGATCGACGATCTACGTCAAGCTGCCGTCGTTCAATGTCTTCGGCCGCGCGCTCGAGGATCTGTCGGCGGTGACGGCCCATAGCGTCCTCCTCGCGCCCGCGACGACGCTGCCCGAGCCCGCGACCGGCGTGGCGCTCTCGCATGGTTGGGACGGCAGTTCGCTGTCGGTCGTGTGCGATCCGTCGCCGCGTGCGCTAACGTATAAATTCCGCTTCTATCTGGCCGACGGGACCACGTTGCGCCGCGAGATCGTCACCACCAGCCCGGCCGCGACCTATACGGCGTCGCTCGCCGCGCAGGACGGCGTGTCGCGGGTTTACCAGGTCGAGGTCGTCGCCGCGAATGCCGCGGGCGACGCGGCGCCGTCGGCCCGGCTGGTCGTCACCAACAGCGCCCCGGCAGCGGTGTCGTCGCCAACCGCCACCGGCGGCGCGACCGACGCGACCGTCACGTGCGCTGCGTCTGCCGACCCCGATCTTGCGGGCTACGTCCTGTTCTATTCGTCCACCAGCGGGTTCAACCCTTCGACGTCGGGCGGCGTGCTGTCGTCCGGCATCCCGTCAATCACCATCTATGGATTGGCGGCGGGCACCTATTACGCACGGATCGCGGCCTATGACGGCTGGACCGCCGACCCGGCGTTCCTCAACCTGTCGGCGGAGCGGAGCTTTGCCATCACGGCGGGCGGCGGATCGTCACCCGGCGGCGGCGGCGATGGCGGCGGCGGATATAACGGGCGATGCGTCGTCGACAGCGCCATGATCCTGATGGCGGATGCCGATCGCGCCGGTCCCGGTGTCGAGAAGCCGGCATCGCAGTTGCGTGCCGGCGACTGGGTGTGGACGCAACACGAAATCACGATGGCGTGGGGCGCCTATCCGGTAACGGAGATCAGCTTCTCGATCGAGCCGGTCGTCGCCGCGCAAGGCTATCCCATGGCGACGCCGCGCCACCGGTTCTGGACCGACGGCTGGACCATGGCGAAAGAGATCGGCGCCGCCGCCGGCGCGGCGCGCGTCGCCAAGATCACGGTCGACGATGCCCATACCTATGTTTCCGACGGCGTGCTCTCGCACAACTACAAGTCGCAACCGACGCTGTAGCCCCCTCCCCGTCGCTGCCGCGAAAGGCCGCTTCACATGCAATATTACGAATTCATCGCCGCCCGGAGCGACACGGGCGCGGCGCTCCCTTATGCCAAAGTGACGGTTTGGATCGCGGGTACGGCGACGCTTGCGGCGCTGTATGATGGGACGGGTGCGGGGATTTCGAACCCATTGACCGCGACGAGCGCGGGTGAGGCTGGGTTCGCCGCCACCAACGGCGCCTATGATGTCCAGATTGCATCGGCGGACGGTGGGTACCTGTCGCCTGTGATCCATGATCTCCAGCTTTATGATCTAACCGGTCTGGACGCGGCAGTGGCCTCTGTGGAGGCGACAGCGACCGATCCGGGTTTTATCGCAGTGTCGACCGATATGAGGC